AGGCTCACATCCAGGTCGGTCACTCCGTAATCCTGGCCGACGTGCTGGATGCGGCGGCCTACGCCGACGAGGCCGCGTGCCGCCTGCGCGAAATCAAGGAGAACATGGCGCGCGCCGGCCTCACCGAACTGGACCGCGCGGTGGCGATCGCGACCTGGAAGGAGATTTATGAGGCGGCGCAGGACGTGCGTCCGCGAGGTCGGCCGGCTCAAGACGATAATTTCGCAGAATCTGCGAAATTATTTTCTGAAAGATTTTCAGTGGCTTCCGCCCGCGCGCTTGGCATCTCGGAGCGCTCGGTGCAGATCGCCGTCTCAATCGCCGCCGGCATCGCCCGCGGGGTGCGCGACCGCATCGCCACCCATCCGGTTGCCGACCACCAGGCCGAGCTGATCGCGCTCTCCCGAGAGACGCCGGACCGACAGGCCAAGATCGCCGACCTGATGCTGGCAGACCCGCCGGCCGCGCGTGACGTCGCCGAGGCCATTGCCGTCATCGACAAGGTGCCGGCGCCGGCCCAGGCCGCGCCGTGGGAGAAAATCTCCTCGAAATTCTCCCGGCTGAAGGAGGTGCAGCAGCACGCGTTTTTCGAGGCCCACCAGGATGCCATTGCCGCCTGGCTCGCCAAGCGCGGCGGCATCCTCCAGCCCGTGACGCGGTGACGCCATGCCTCCCCGCCGCGATGACCGCACCCTGGACCTCTTTCGCGACGTCGAGCCGCAGGCTGTCGTCGCGCGGTTCGAGGAGCACCAGGTCCGCGCGGCGACGCTGTCGGCCCGCATGTCCCGCGCCGTGGCGCAGACGCTGGCCGACAGCAAGATGAGCCGGGACAAGATCAGCAGCGCGATGGCCGCGTTTCTGGGCGAGGACATGCCGTCCAGCATGCTCGATGCCTACGCCAGCCAGGCCAAGGCGGGGCACCAGATTTCTGCGGTGCGCCTGCTGGCCCTGGTCGCCGCCACCGGCGACGCGCGGGCGCTCAACACGCTGCTGGCCGATGCTGGTCTGATCGTGGTCGAGGCCAAATACGAAGCGCTGCTGCGCCGCGAGCGCGCCAAGGAGATGCGCGACCGGCTGGAGCGCGAGATCGAGGCCGCCGACGCCCAGTGGAGGGCGCGGCGATGAAAGTATGGCTCACCGCGGCCGAGCTTGCCAACGAGGCACTGCCGGGCCTGCCCTCGACCAAGATGGGCATCCATCAGCTCGCCGAGCGCGAGGGCTGGGCGGACAGCCTTGCCTATGTCCGCAAGCGCGCCGGCCGCGGCGGCGGACTGGAATACAATATCGTCCTGCTGCCGCCGCTGGCACGCATCGAGTACGAGCGGCGCCATCGCAAGATCGCGGCGGAGACCCCGGCCGAGGCGCCTCAAATCGTGCTCGGCACCGATCTCTCCGGTCGCGCGGCGCGCGAGCGCGATGCGCGCCTCGCCATCGTGCAGGCCTATGAAGCGTTCGGCCGCGGCATGCGCCTCACCGAGGCATCAAAGGCGAAGATTTTCGTCGACAGCTACAACGCTGACCGCCTCGAAATTGATCCCTGGATCAAGGAGATCATCACGCAGATCTCGGTGCGCACGCTGGCACGCTGGCGTGCAGCCCGCGCCGAGGGCCGTGCCGACAAGCTGGCCGTCGATCGGGCCGCGGCGCGCAAGGGCAAGGGCGTGCTGGATGCCGCCAATGGCGGCGCGGTGCGGACATTCTTGCTCGCGCTGCTCGCGCACAATCCGCACATGTCGGCGCGGCAGCTGCGCGACCAGATCGACAGCCGCTTTGGCAAGCAGCTCGACGTCGACGGAAAACCGGTCGCCATCCCGCCGGAACGCACGCTGCAGCATTTCGTGGCGCGCCTCAAAGAGGTCGAGAAGGTCGCCCTCACCAAGCTGTCGGACCCCGACCGCTACCGCGGATCGATGGCACCGTCCGGCGTCGGCACCTATCGCTGGGTGACCGAGCTCAACACAATGTGGATGATCGATGCGAGCCCGGTCGACGCGATGTGCGTCGATGGCCGCCACTCCATCTACGCCTGCATCGACGTCGCGACCCGGCGCCTGGTGCTCTACGTCTCCCGCACACCGCGGGCGAGCGGGGTGGCGCTGCTGATCCGCAAGTCGATCCTTGCCTGGGGCGTGCCCGACAAGATCAAGACTGACAACGGCTCGGACTTTGTGGCGAACGACACCAAGCGGCTGTTCGCGGCGCTTGGTGTCGAGATGGAGTTGAGCTCGCCCTACACGCCGCAGGAAAAGGCGTTTGTCGAGCGCGTCATCAAGACGTTTCAGCACGATTGCGCCACGCTGCTGCCGGGCTTCGTCGGCCACTCGGTGGCCGATCGCAAGCGGCTTGAGGACCGCAAGAGCTTTGCCGACCGTCTCGGCGAGGATACCGCCGACACCTTCGGCGTCTCGCTCACGGGTGCCGAGCTGCAGGTGCAGGTCGACCGCTGGGTCGAGGCGATCTATGCGCAGCGCGAGCACTCCACCACCGGCGTCTCGCCAGCTCTTGCCGCTGCCGCGTCGCGCCGCCCCATCCGCACCGTCGATCCGCGTGCACTCGACCTCTTGCTCATGCCGGTGGCGGGCGGCGATGGCACACGCGAGGTCACCAAGCTTGGCGTGCGCGTCGACAATTTCCACTACGTGGTGCTCAACGCGCTGCCGGGGGACCGGGTGCTGGTGCGCATGGACCCCGCCGACGCTGGTCGCGTGTATGCCTTCAGCGCCGACGACGGCCGCTTTGTCGGCGAAGGGCTGTGCCCCGAATTGGCCGGCATCAACCCGGCCGAGCTGATCCGCGCCAAGAAGGCCACCCAAGCCGAAATCCTCAGCGAGAAGACGCGCGAGGCGAAGCGCGAGATCAAGGCTCTCACCAAAGGCCCGTCGCTGCTGGAGCGCGTGCTCAAGGTCGCCGAGCGCGACATGCCGAAAAACATCGTCGCATTTCCAAAGCCCGTCGAGCAGCACGAGACGCCGGCCATTGCCGCCGCGCTCGACGCCATGGCGCCAAAGCCCGCACCGACGCCGTCTGCCGAGACGCTGGCGATGCAGGCTCGCCTGATGGCGCAGGAGGCGGTGGTACCGCTGCGTCTTGAGGAGACGTCGCACCAGCGCTGGCATCGCGCGCTCGATGTGATCGGGCGGATGAAGGCCGGCGAGCCGGTCAGCGCCGACGAGGCGATGTGGCTCGGCGGCTATCGCGAGGGCGCCGAATTCAAGGCCCGCGCGCTGATGCACGGCGACCCGCTCGCCGAGGCGGCAACGAAAAACCCCGCCGCGTCCTGGTCCGACGTGGCGGGGCAACAAACACTCTGAAGAGGAGGCTAGAATGTCGACAGTGGCTCAAGGCGTCAAGGGGCAGGTGCCCCTCAAGAATGTGGCCGAGTTTCTGACGCTGGTGATGCGGATCGCCGATCGCGATCCCAACCTGCCCAATATCGGCGTCTGCCACGGCCCCTCCGGCTACGGCAAGACCTACGCCAGCATCTATGCGCAGAACAAGACCCGCGCGATCCGCGTCGAGGTCGGCGACACCTGGACACGCAAGACGCTGCTCAAGTGCATCCTGTTTGAGCTGGGGGTGCAGGCGCGCGGCACCATCTCCGACATGGCCGACCAGGCCAAGGCGATGCTGGGCGACGATCCGCGCCGGCCGCTGATCATCGACGAGGCCGATAAGCTGGTCGACAAGGGCCTTGCCGAGCTGGTGCGCGAGATCGGCGACGTTGCCGGTTGCCCGATCATCCTGATCGGCGAGGAGATGCTGCCCGCCAAGCTTGCCAAGTTCGAGCGCATCCACAACCGGGTGTTCGACTGGATGCCGGCCCAGCCCTGCGACCTGGAAGATACCGCGCAGCTTGCCGCCGTGCTGTGCCCCAAGGTGCAGATCGCGCCCGAGCTGCTGGACGATATCCGCCGCCAGTCGGAGGGCCGCGCCCGCCGCATCGTGGTCAATCTCGCCCGCGTCGCTGAGGTGGCGCGCAATCGCGGCATCGCCACCGTCGACCGCGCCAGCTGGGGCGACACCCCGTTTTTCACCTCGCGCCCGCCGGCACCGCGCGCCTTTACCGCGAGGGCGTCGTGATGGCCAGGCACTCTCCGGCCGATCTCAAGGCCCGCATCCCCATCGGCTGGGATGCGATGTGGATCGCCATCCGCGAGCTGGACAAGCACGGCCCCTGGACGGTGCGCATGGTGGCCGAGCGCTGCGGTGGCGACACGTCATCCGTCCGCGACTTCGTGCGGCGCCTGGTCGCCGCCCGCATCGCCGAGCAGCGCGGCTCCGAATACGGCCTCCGCGAGCGGCCCGTCGAGACGCCGCGGCTGCGTCGGGATGGCACCGCCGTGCCGCCCTGCAAGCAGCAGCAGATGTGGACTGCCATGCGCTCGCTGGCCCAATTCGGCGCGGCCGAGCTGGCCATGGCCGCCTCGACCGACGAGGCAAAGGTCGAGGAGGTCGCAGCCCTGAATTACCTCGTGCGGCTCTCCGCGGCCGGATATCTCCTCGTCGTCTCGCCGGCCAAGAAGACCGGCGGGCGCGCGATTTACCGGCTCAAGCCCGCCATGAACACCGGCCCCAACGCACCCCAAGTGATGCGCACGCGGTTTGTGTGGGACCCCAACGAACGGCGCGTGATGGGCGGCCCCAGCAAGGCCGAGGAGGTGGCGTCATGAAGCCGGCCACCACCTATGCTGACAAGGCCCGTGCGGCCTGGGACGCCAATTTGCCGGATTGGGTGCTGGTGCTAGCCGAGGAGGCCGACCGCACCACCGGCGCCGCCGCTGCCGCGCGCATCGGCTACTCCGCCGCCGTGGTGTCCTCCGTCATCGTCCGCTCCTATCGCGGCGATCTCGGCCGCGTGGAAGCCAAGGTACGCGGCGCGCTGATGGGCGACACCGTCGATTGCGACGTGCTGGGTGAGATCACCCGCGACCGCTGCCTCGACGAGCAGAAGAAGGGCTTTGCCTCGACATCGTCGGTGCGCGCGCGGCTCTACCGCGCCTGCCGCGGCGACTGCCCCCACACCAGGATCAAGAGGAGCGAGGGATGATGATGGACATTCTCGTCTTCGCCGCCGTCGTCTGGCTTGGCCTCACCTCATTCGCGATGGGATGGCTTATCCGCGAGGAGAAGGCCCGCAACGCGAGGCTGGTGTTCTATTTCCGCCTCAGCCTGATCCTCGGCCCGCTCGGCCTGGCGCTCCCGTATCTCACCATCGACGCCGTCTGGGAGCCGCGGCCATGACTCCCACCATCCGTGCCATCCAGGACCGCGCTCTGGCCGCTGCGGCCCAGGCCGCCAACGTGCGCTGCACCTCCATTGAGGGAGCGGCGCTCGCTGAGATGGCGGCCGGCGATCGCATCGCAAAGCTCACCCCGTCGCGGGCATTCTTCGAAATCGTCGGCCGCCGGGAAGGCGACGAAAGCTCCGCGCTGATCATCGCCGATATCGTCAATTTGCTTTGCACGAAAAAGCTGGTGCAGCGCATCACCACCGATGCGGTGGAGCTGACGGCGCTGGGCAAGCTGGTCGCTGCGCGGTTCGAGCCCGAGGCCCGCCGGGCGGGGAGGCACGCATGACCGCCGCCCTCGCCCTGATTGCGGCGATCACCGGCGGCTCTGCCGCGGCCGGCATCGCCATCGCCACCACGCGGGCTGGGATCGCCCAGCGCCGCCTCAAGGTGGCGGTGTGCGCGGCCGTCACCCTCTATGGCATCGCCGCCGGCATCACCTGCGCCGTCCGCCAGCAGC